CCTATAGGATTATAAAATTTTTAAATTTAAATAATTGTGTGGAACACAACGATACATCATATATAAATATATGATAAAAGTTTGAAACAGTAAATTAATTTTACTTTTTATAAAAAATTTACTAAGCCGATTCCACAACTGTGTTAGTTATTTCTTCTTGAACCGGGGTATTTTTTGAATTGTTAGGTACAAAAACACCCGTTTCTAAATCTAAATTACCATCACCATATTTATTATTTATATTTTTAATGAAAGTTCTTTCCATATCTTGTGTTTGGATGAATCTATCTCTAATGTTATCTTCAGTAACATTTAACTCCTCCAATTGTTGTTCCAACTTAATGCGGGCGACACTTATTTGCCCGAGGGTCTCTTGTAACCCTAAATATTGTTTTTGTAACCCATTAAGTTGAGTCATTTCCTCTTCTATAAACTTTATTTGTTCTGACATTTTTATGTAACTCCTACTTTGTTTATTATTTTAAGTTATATATATATATATAAAAATTATATCGTAAACGCCAATTTATTTTTTTATTTGTTCTGTAGTTGCATTGGATTCTATACCAAATACAACTCTTGACGGTGTAAGTCTTTTTTGAACTTGACTTATTTTACCCATAACTATTGAATTGGTTTCTTCTGGCAATAAATATGCATTAGTGGTAATTGAAAATGTGGATTTAATAAATCTTTCACCCTTTGAATCCATTTGTGATGCATCACTTACTGAATCCAATGTACATAAAAATCTATATGTATCTTTATCACCCCAGTATGTTTTATCATACTCCATAAAACCTTCTACAAGTGGATTCATTTGTTCTATAAAATTTGTCCATAATACAAACTCATATGTAATATTAACAAAGTTTGGTATACCTGTAACTAAATTTTCATAAACTGGTTTATTACCTATCTGGGCATTAAATCTTGTATATCTATTATCCTCTGACCACCCATTACTTCTAACAACTTCAGTATAGTTTCTTCTAATATCATGTTCATATCCCGGTATATTAGGATTTTTCTCAACCATAGTTCTTTTTAACATAATTAACGGAAGAATAAGAGAATTATTCTTATCTCTTAATACTCCTCTTTTTCTTACTGCCTTCCACCGTTCTTCATTACCATACATTACAGTAACTTTAACTCGTTCATTGGCCTCTTGAACTGCTGGTTTAATTATATTCTTAATATATTTTATAATAGAAGTATCAACATCTTTAAGAGTTATTGCATAATTTTTACTTAAATCTATACCAGGAATTATAGTTTTAGAATCATTACCACCACCACGAGTAGTCATATTTCGTTGGGATGTTTGTTTTTCCCTATCTACTGTAGTTGCATCTACTAATTGTCTATCTGTTATTGGTTTTATTGCCATATCAATCTCCTATTAAAAATTATGACCATGGCAATTACCAAGATCATCACAATGAGTATTAATAATACCATCTTTAATAGTATGATTATGATCGTGCCCACGTGCTATACCATCCCTAGTTAACGGATCTATCTGTGTGGTGTGGGAATGATTCTTATTAATAGTTGTTTTACTAGTTGATATACCGATTCCATTAGATGTTAATCTACCACCAGTTTGCCTTTTTTTTCGTTTAATATTATTTCTATGAGTTAACTTACCACCACCTTTAAAATTTATATTTTTATTATTAGATGAAGTAATATTAACAACACACATACCATTCTGAAAAGTTTGGCCGGGTGGGCATGACGTCTGGTAATTATATCCTTCATTCAATGGAACATCAACAATTGGTAAACAATTCCCATTTAAACCCTCTTGATATCCACTACCACACACACCACCACCTAATTGCATATTTGTTCTTTTTGGAACTGGAATTGGATTTGGGTCTATTTTATGTGTTCTACCACCCCCCGAATAATTACTCGGTAACGGTAATTCACCTTGGGCAAATCCACCACTTGGATCATGATAAGGTGTTGATGTACTATTTAACTTATGTAAAAAATCTTCCCCCAACGCCTCCACCGTCTTTTTATTTATAACAAACTCCCCACCTTCTACTTCAATTGGTTCAGTCCCATCTACAATAACTGGTATTCCACCCTCTTCATGAGATGGGCCTACTAAATAACCACCCGCTGATTTTTTATTAGCTCCAGTATCTCCCCATTCAAGACAAACTTGACCCATTCCATGTACAGGTCCTTTCATCACCATTCCATTTGGCATTCTATGTTTAATACATTCTCTAGCCATTATCTTTTTCTCCGTCTCAATGCTTTAAGTTTATCTTTTTTATTCATAACTTTACCTTTAATCTCTTCTGAAGTAACACCATTAATATCAGCTTTACTTATAGCAATCTCTCTTTTTATATCCACCTCAATAGCTCTATTTTTTCCAACTATATTTGGATTAACTGTTAAACCATCTAATTTATTTAACACACCGGTCATAAATTCAGTCATTTGAAGATTACCATTATCTGGTTGATAAAAATGTTGTCTTTCACCATAAACATCTTCTTTAAGATTACCATTTACTTCTTCGGGTTCTGGTTTTGGCAGTGGTTTATAGTTTGGATCTTCTACATCAAATTTTGTTATTTTCTTTTTTGTTAATATCTGTATAGCCATCTTATCTTGGTCTCTCTTCTATCTGTAATGAACTAAGCCGTGCTCTATGTGCGGTTGCCTTGATACTGTGTTTATAATTTGGATTACCGGCAATCAACTGTGGTTCAGTTGTTCCATTTATTTCCCAATAATGCTCATTCCAATCAACTATATCACCCATTTCTGGATAAAAATTTAGCGAACCACTTGATAAATTATTTCTCTGAAAATACATTTCTATATCTGAATTTTCATCTGCCCCAAACTCATCCTGTGTTATTTCTGGTTCATTAAATTGAATTAAACAATTAACTCTAAAACCAACCTCATAATACTTTGTAGCTGATTCACCATATATATTTTCATCTGTATTATCAATACTTACTTTATAAATATCTACCGATTGACCTACAATCTCATCAATTAATTCTTCATTCATAGAATCAATCAAATCGATTTCCTTTTGAGGTACGAAAAATGGGGTTGTTCTTGACATTTAGTTATCCTATGTATATACCAAGTGGTGCTTTAGATAACACCGCTTGATTAGCTTCTGCCTGTTCTTGTTCTTGTCTGGCCCGCTCACTTAATGAAACCGATTCTAAAAATTCTTTTAACTCCTCTACTAATGTGGTTTTTTCTTCTCTTCCTTCTGCCTTTAAACCCTCACCATCCAAAGTAACCTCACCATTTGGAAGTGGCATTGAGGCATATTTACTTCTTATAATTCCCAATAATTCTTTTGATAATGCCAGACAATACTTCCGTATCCATTGCCTACCACCGGCGTTAATCTCACCATAAGTTATAAACTTATATGGAACATTGGATGGATCACTTACTTTATTTATTGTATGTGTTTCACTATTAGCAGTTTTTTCACTTCTTACATAATAATGAAAATAAACTTTATCACCAACATCACTTGATTTTGGTATAGGAAAAATTCTTAATTTGTTATTTATTAATTCAAATGAATATGCCGATTTTCTAATTCTATCATTTGTTTCTATAGCATTGGCTCTTGATATATCTTGATGTAGTGGTCTCATAATAAATGATACGGCTGGAGATACATTTCCCATACCCATTTCATCCAACATATTCTGTGTATCGAATGAACCCGCAAATGGGTCATAAAATCTTGTTATAGCAGCAGGGCCATGATTGAATACTCTCATAATTTCAAGTCTATCACCTGATTTTTCTAATGCAGCATCACTTTCTAAATCATAAACTTGTTGGCCATCAACTAAACTAACTGAACCAGAATACATATCTGTACTACCACCAATACCCACAGCTTCACCATATTGTTCTGCTAATGCGAATGCCATACCTAATCTTGGATGCATTGGTTCTACTGAACCAGTTCCCATTGAACCACTTTCTCTATTTGTAGTTCCATAATGATCCCATAACCAATTTTTTACATTATAGTTGTTTATATATAGTGAATAGTCCGATGTGGCTTCTTCAAAACATGCATATATAGAAGAACTATTGAACTCCAATTGCATAACTGGATGTCCAAGTTTCTTTGATACAAATTTTGCTATATCGACTGATTCGGATATGAAAGCGTTATCACCATCATATATTCCATAAGGCGTATCACCTCTTGCAGATGTACTAAGAGTTGGGTCGGTATAGATATAATCTGATTTTGGCATTTAAAATTCTCCACTTGTGGTATTATCCGTCATATATAAATATTGAAATAAACAAAAAAGGGTGAGATAAAATCCCACCCTTTAATTGTTTTTGTTTTAAGGTTTAGTTACTATTATGATTTAGCAACGAATCCCAAGTTTTCAAGAACAACAAGTATTGCGTCTATTGCTGCGTTATTTCCACCAGTGGTTGATGCAGGGTCAGCAATGTGAGCTGCTTGAGCAACAGGTGATTCACCATAAAATCCAGAATTACCGGTTACTGTTAATGTTCCACTTGCTGTTGCATTAACTAATGAAGTTGCTACACCAGTTACAGTCAATGCTGCACCAGTTACAGTCAACCCACCTTTAGCTGAACAAAGTCCATCTGCTTCAAATGTACCTGTTATATCTATCTCACTAAAGGTAGCCGTATCTACATCATGTTCA